CTTTTGCCAGTTGATGAAGCGCTCCACCAGGAATGCCACGCTGTTCGTCTGGAACATGCTCACGACCTGAGCAGCAGTCGGCGTGGTGCTGTTGGAGCTGGGGGCGTCGTCCATCACCAGCGATGCCTGATCGGACATGGCAACTTGCACACCGCCTTCATCACCCAGGAAGATTTCATCGCCCTTGATGAGCATCACCACGTTGGATGCCACGTATTGCGACGTGAACACCGGCAGGCCCGCGAAGGTGCCGCCCGTGGGCGTGACGCCGGGGAATGCCGGGCCGCCAGCGAGGTTGGTTGCCATCGACAGATCGACAGCCACAGCCTCGGGCATCACCCAGAACGCGCCGGACACGGTGAGGTTGTTGCCCACCAGCGCCTTGAGCATGGTTGCCACGTCGCAGCGGATGCCTTCGACGGTGCCATCACCAGTCAGCACGGTGGCAGACACGCCGTTGCGAATGCCTGCGGGGGTAGAGCCGGAGACGGCGGCAGAGTCGCTCACGAATGTACCGTCGATGGCCGCACCGACTGCGCGGGACAGTTCGTCACGGATGAGGGCGTCGGCTGCCACGGAAGCGCGGCCCAGCATTTCCTTGGTGGCTGCGGCGATGGCCGCGACCTTCAGAGGTTCCAGCTTGGCCTTCGTGTACGTCCATTGGGTCAGGGGCTTGGCAGAACCTTCCGCCGTCCACTTGGCTGCACCGGCAGAGCCTTGGATCAGCACCGGAGTGTCGAACGGCAGGCTGCGCAGCTTGCCGCTGATCTGGCCCAGCACGGAACGGGCGCGCAGGTATTCCACGAAGTCGGCGAAGTACGCGCCGCCATCGAGGATCAGGTTCCCGGCCCAGGTGGAGCTACCAGTATTGGCGGCGGGTACGGCGGCCTTGGTCAGCGTTGCAACCAGCTTTTCGTCGTCCGGGTACACGGACTTGGCGATTTGCACCGGATCCATGTGTTCGACGTGGGCGATGGCCTTGACACGGGCCACACGGGCGAAGCCCATGCCTGCGTCCAGCTTCTGGGTGTTCTTCACCGTCACCGGCACGCGATCGGAGCCGCCGGCGGCCGGACGGTCGGTCTTGTCCTTGGTGTCCACGGCTTTGGCCGATGCTTTGTCGATGTCGGCCAGCTTCGACAGACGTGCGATGTCCGCATCCAGGCGCTTGATCTCGCCGTCCAGGGTGTCGAATTGCTCGGCTTCGGCGTTGTCCATCGAACGGCCTTCGTCGATGGATTTCTGCGCCACGGCCTTCAGTTCTTCGGCCTTGGCTTCACGGGTAGCCTTCAGCGCGGCCACTTGCTCGGCAAACGTCTTCATGACGTGTCCTTTCAGAAACGAAAAAACCGCCACGAGGGCGGTTCAGATATAAAAAAACCGCCCGGAGGCGGTTGCGGCTTTGGCGACTCAGCGGCCTTTCAGCGGCGAATCGAAGGCAGCGCGGTTCACTTCAAGCGAACGGCGCCGTTGAGGGTTTTCGTTTGGGGGTTGATGAGTTGCACCGGGCCGGATCGCCGGGCGCCGTAATCCAGTGACTTGATTTGCTGGATAACATCACGCGGCAGCGCGCCGCAGGACATCGATTTCACCTGCGTGATAACAGCCTCGGACAGCGCGGGAACGGAAACGCTGCTCAGCTCGTAGATTTCGATCTCTTGGAAGTCGATCCCGCCGTCTTCCTTGAATGCGTACTTGATCGGCCGGAAGCCGATGGACACTCCACGTACCAATCCGTGCTTGATCTCGCCCCACGCGGTATCCACGCGATCTTTCAACGGGCCAGGGTCTGCGATCACAGGAATCTCGGCTTCAAACTCGATTCCCTTTGCTGTCGGATTGCTGAATTTGGCAAGGCCAATCGGCTCGCCATGACGGTGCTGATGCAAAAGCGGGAGCGGGTTCTTGAACTGGGCGCCAAGCGGGTTGATGTTGTCACCGTCGCGGTCGGTGGCGGGCGTGGTCGCCCAACCGGAAAATACGCGGCGGCCATCATCGAGCGCTTTGACGACAAATGCGGCGTATGCGCGTTGGTTGTTCATAGTCTTCCTTCCATCTGCGCGAGCCTGGCCTTCGCCTTCTCACACAGCTTCGTCAGCCCCTTGGCACACAGCCACGCCACCAGCTTCCGTTGTCGGTTGATGCAGCCTGGGCACATGGTTATCTCCCCGCTACTGCGAGAACGAGTTTCTTCCGGCATGGAGCCGGGTTCAACGCCATGAGGGACACGGCATTGAAGGTGGACATGAGCGGGTCAATCTTGGCTTTGCCCGCCATCTGCTTGGTGATCGACACCGCGTTTCCGTGGTCTTCCACCTTTGCATTGCCGGCGCACCATGCCATCAATGGTTGTCCACAATGCACCATGCCCCCACCAGCCAGCTTTCGCTCGCAGGTTTTGATGGCCCCATTCAGTCTCCAACCTTGACTGACGCCGATGATGTGCTCCATCGTGATCTTGCGCTCCGGCGAAACCAGCGCATCAACAATGTCCCCAATCCCCGCAGCATCAACGCCGATGGCCTGCTTCTCGGGAAGCAGCTTTGCGTCCCTGACCTTGCAAACCAGGTCAGCAACCTGTGTCACGTCGTCACCTGGGCGGCTGACGATGGTGATATCGCCGTCCCGCTCGAAGTCACGCAACCTCGGAGCGATGTCCTTTCTGCGCTTCAGGACGATCTCATGCGCCCAAGCGTGCGCCCAATGCAACCATCGGCCCGTTCCTGCCTCTCGGCCCAATACAGTCAGCCCGAGCAAGTCATCCAGGCCGCCGCCGTCAATCCCCACTACTGCAACTTCACACCTGGCAAGAAGTCCATCCAGCGTTAGGCAGCGCTCTGCTGCGTCAGACCAGAAATCGGCACCCGCCCACCGATCGGATCGAAGATTCAGGCCAATCTCAACGTTCAGGTGCTTGGCCATGAACTGTTGAAACGCCCCGTCCGTTTTGTGCTGTACCTTCTTCAGTTGGTCTTCCAGCCACTCTGCAGACACCGAGCGCCCGATGTTCGGATTGGTGATATAGAAGTTCTCCGGCAGCAAATAGCCTTTCGACTTCAACATCGCATCCGGGAATTCGTACAGCACGCCCAGAGTCTTGCGATCTTCGGTTTTGCCGTCGCGCACATTGCGCCAGTAGTTCAGCTTTTCTTTGAATACGCCTGCGGGCGGTTCGTCGCTCTGCGTTGTGAGGTAAATCACCCACCCTTCGTCGCGTGATACCTGTCCGCCAAGAGCTTCCATGAACATGGCTTCAGCATTCGACTTCTTGCCGAACAACCAGAGTTCGTCCACCAATACCCTGCCAGATTTTTTCCCGGAGACTGTCTCAGTATCTGCCGCCACCACCTTCAAGCTATTGCGCGTCACCCGATGGGTGATGGTGCGAATGTGATCCTGAACGTGGAAAATGGCAGATAGTTCATCATCAGCCCGCACCATGGCGGCAGCTGGCTTGAAACTGTTATCGGCCACTTCTTTTGTTGGGGCCAGGATCAGGTGCTCTTCTTCCTCGCGCCAGCATAGGACTGTTGCCGTCAACATGATCCCGGCTGCAATGGTGGATTTCGTATTTTTCTTCGAGATCAGCAACCCATATTCACGGATTAATTGCTTGCCGGTTTCCGATTCATAGGCGCCAAAGATTGCCCCCACAAAATCGAATACCCATTGCTCGGAGCATTCGCCGAATGTCGGCCGCCCAGGAAGATCAACAACCCGCAGTTCCTTGAAGATCGCCAGCGCCTGCTGCGCTTGATCAGCAAAGATTGGGGGCGGGATGATGGAGCGGCGTTCGACCAACCTGCTTTCCCAGTCCTTGCAGGCCGTCGTCCATTGCATCATCAACCCTTAAATCTTCTTCCCACCAGCAGCAACCAATTTCGGCGGCGCGGCGGTCGCAAACCGTCCGGCAACGCGCTTCGCAGCTTCGTTGCTCTGCTCTTTCTTGCCTACCTCGCCCTTCTTGGCATGGATGTAGGGCATTAACGCCTTGGCAGCATCAACCCTCAGCTTCGCGTCCGTTCCGCTGTCGTTCATCACCGCCCGAAGAAACTTCTCCGGGTCGTCATATATCGCCGACAACTGCAGAATCGTCGGCTCTTTCGGCTTGCGGCCAGCCCCGGGACGGGCTCCACCGCTCTGCCCTTTTACTCCGGCCATTGCAGCTCCATTTGAATCAGCTTGATTGAGGGATTTTTTCTGCGCGTGAGGGACAACGGGGTTTCCCCACCGAAGCCATCCGGCCTTTTGACCATCCCCCCCTTACCAGATCACGCCACAGCAGCCTATCTGCCAGCGTCCAAGGGGTTATGGTGGGTTTGAGCTGTCGTAGCGCTACGGGGCGTTATTGGCCTCGGCGCTTGTTTGCACAGGGGTGCCGTGATCGCCATCGCCTCCTCGATGGCCTTGCGCATATCGCGCCGGTCAGTCCAGGCGATCAGCCAGCCCATGGCGGCGAAGCATGCCACGCACCCCAGCACGATCCATAGTGCGTCCATCGTCAGGCCATGCCTATGCGGGCGCGCTCTCCAGCCTCACGGGCCGTCTTCTCTGCATGGCAAGCGATGCAGCGGCATCGACGGTTTGAATCGTCGTCCAGCCCACCAGCCCACAGCGGCACCTCATGATCCAGCTCGAAAGCCTGCTCCGTGCCTGGCGTGATGTCCACCAGCGCGCCGCAGTCAACGCAGTGGGCGCCGTCGCGGAGCCACACGCGGCGGCGTGTCTCCATTAGTGCGCGGCCTCTCTCGCGTGTTGTTGATCCATCGCGGGGGATGGGTTGTGCTGGCTGGATGCGGGCGGCGGGCAGCGACTGGATGCGGGGCTTGAGGGTTT